ACACGAATTCGAGGTATCAATGGCCGCAACCCCCATTAACCCGACGATCACGCTTGCCGGGCGCAACCTGATCCCGAACGGCTCGCTCCCCGGCTTTCAGATCGTGCTCACGCACATTGCGATCGGTACCGGCCAATGGGACCCGACCGCCGTAAGTGGCGCATCGACCGTTGGCGCGCTCGCGACCGCGTTGGTCGCTGAAGTCGCACGCTACGCAATCACGAGCGGCACGAAGCCCACGCCTAGCTCGCTGCAAATCGGTACGACGATCACCGATACGGACTCGTTCGGCAAGTCCCCGAACGGCAAGGCAATCGGCGAACTGGCGTTCTTCTCCGGCTCGACAATGTTCGCGGTATGGAGTCGCGTGGGCGACGCGCTATTCGTGAAGTCGCCGCAATTCGACGTCCCGTTCGCCTACACCCTCGATCAATCGATCCTCCCGCAAGCAAGTGTCTCGGTATCTGTCACGACGGACCCTGCCGGCATGGCGGCGCTGATCCTTCAGCACTCGGCGCAGGCGGACCCGCATACGGTGTACGTGAAAGACTTGCGCGGCATGGGCGACTACGATCCCCTGCTGATCTACGACATTGGCGCGCATTTGATTGCAGGCGATGGCAAGACGTACCGCTCGATCGCCGCGAACAACGTCGGCAACACGCCGCAAACCTCGCCCACGAAGTGGGAGCGTTGGGGCCACTCGGTTACCGAAATGGGCGCCGAGTTTGTGCCCGTGCGCACGGCCCGCGTCACGCCCGATGGCTCAGGCATCACGCGCGTATCAAACCCTGACGGCGCGCATACGCTGGTGAACGGCGGCGCCGTCGCGGGCGCATTGAAAATCCGGCTTCCGGCTTTTTCCACAACCGCGCTCATTATGATGCGCGTGGACGTACAGGATGAAGTGACGGCCGAATCGTTCTCAGTGCGCATTAGCGGCTTGGCGAACCCTGACAACAGTTGGAGTGTCGTGTCCGCGTCAGTGATCGGGCAGGCCGCCGATCGCGACTTGGCGGTCCGTTTCGGCAACGACGGTACAAAGCTCTGCATCTGGCTTGGCGAACTATCTACCGTCTGGCACTGGTCGCGCATCATGGTTTCCGACGTCATGGTTTCCAGCGAGCCGGATGGCGGCGCGGGCGGCATCGCGCGCTGGTCTGCGGGCTGGCAATTGACGATCGTCTCGGCGTTCGCGGCCGTCAGCGCGACGATTACGAACAACCTCGTTTTTGGTCAATCGACGCTTGCCAAGGTCGCAAACCTGCAACCGGCGCTTGATGCCAAGCTGAACCTTTCGGGCGGTACGCTCTCCGGCGCGTTGAACCTGACGAATGGCAGTCTTTGGATGCTGAACAGCCAAACCATCGCATTCCAAAGCGGCGCATACACGGGCTACATGCGCGCTGACTCCTCCGGGCTAATCGGCTTCATCAATCAAGCCCTCACCTCGTGGAATTTCCAGATCCGCGATGACGGCCAATGTTTCTTCCCCCGCGTTCGGCCGAGTTTTGCCGGGCAAACGCCGTGGGATACAGGAAACTTCGCGCCGTCGAATTACATTCAGCGCGGCGTGCGAACCGAGTCCGCGAACACGGTACTTTCGAACGGCGGCGCGGGCGGCATCTCCGGCATCACGCAAGCCGGGCAAGCTGTGGGACTGACGATCGCCAACGGCAACAACCCGGGCGCATCGTCGGTTATCGGGTTCTTGCGCGACGGCCAATACGGCGCGTTTTTCGGACTCGACGTCGATAACCAGTGGGCGGTAGGTGGCTGGTCAATGGGTGTCGTGCGCTATCGGATTTTTCACGAAGGCAACTTTGACCCGAATAACGCCGTCAACCTCGCAAACAACGCCAACGCGAACGCGAACAACCGCGCGCCGATTCGAAACGGCAACGCAAATTACGGTTACGTGGGAAGCAACACGGGCAACAACGTCATTATCAATTGGGGCGGTTCCGGCCTTCAACTTTACGTCGATAACCAATATCAAGGGAACGCTGTCACGGTCGGCGGCGGCTCGAATGACATTGGTGGCATCGCGGCGTTGCGCGGCTCGCAGATCGTCCACGCAGTTGGAGTGACCGAAATCGGCTCTGTAGTAACGGGCGCTGACTTGGCGGCCGATGCTGGAAGCCCTTGGGTCGTGCAGGGCTTGCGCACGAACGGCGGCAATAACCGAATTTTCATGCGCTGCGTGTGGCTGCGAAACCAATAACGGGCGTTCATACCATGTTCGAACACGATCAAATTATCTACGCAATTGAACAGAAGTACAGCCTTCAGCATGGGCGGGATTTCGTTGTCGGCCATCCGCTCGGCGACGACGGCAAGCAGTCCGGCGAGGCGTACATCATGCGATGGTTAAGCACACAAACACCGCCATCCATGCTTTGGATGCGCGAGCTATTTGCCTCGACCTACAGCGATGGATTCGACGCAATGATGGCGCGCGAGACCCGCGACCTGATCCTGTCGAAATCGGACTGGACACAAAACGCCGATGTTGATCCCGCTCTCAAAGCCAAGTACGTGCCGTATCGGCAACTCCTGCGCGATATCTCCTCGCAAGAGGGCTTTCCAAAATTGATTGTCTGGCCGATCGAGCCGAAGTAACAAACCGTTCAACCCTCCAAGGATTCAAATCATGCCGTTCAAGAAAGCCGTTCAAATCGTCAGCCACGGTGTTCCCGCGTCTTTCCATCGCGTGGACAATGTGTCGGTTAGCCTGCGCGACAAGTCGAGCAATATCAGCGTGTCGTGCTTTTTTGACGAAGCCGCGTGCAAGTCCGGCGCGCAACCGCTCGCGACGCCAGTCGTCTACCTGCCGAACGTTATGCCCGAAGCGGGACAAGACTTGCTTGGCTTCGCCGAATCGGCCCTGACGGAATCGGCGCCTGAAGGCAATACAGTTTCGACGGACGTCCTGCAATTCGGCGGCGATCGCTACCTGTTCGCAAACGCAGAAGTCGTCGCCTAAATGAATGATCCGGTCGCTACCGCCGCGTTTGTTCGGGCCGTGCGCAAGTTCGCGGTGCAAACGCCCGAATGGGCGGACGCCACGCGTTACTACACGCTGCCCGATGAGCGTACCGACATAACGCTCATTGCGCAGCGCGTGTACGGCGATCGGTCGCAGTTCGTTGTCATCTTTGCGGCGGCCGGCCTCGATACGTTCGAACAAATCATTCCTGAGCAACGCATCGTGCTCCCGACGTTCGGCCAATTGCAGCTACTAAAGCAACAGACCGGGTATCTCACTGACGACGAAGCGCGCGCCTACGCGTCACTGGATTAATCAATGCCGATCGATCCAAAGAAGCTGCGTACGGTCCTCAATGCCGGCGCGATCAAGACGGCGACCGCGCGCCTATCATCGGCCGGTAAGGAAAATAAGGCGGCCGCCGAGTTCGATCTAGCGCGCCGCCAAGCCGCCCGTACGATCCTGAAGCCGAACGAGGTTTCAGGCGAGTACGATGCCGGGCGCTTGCTCACCACGTCGCTACGCGGCGCCGTGCGCCAGATCACGCAGGACGATTTGCGCGCGTTTCAGGAGAACGTCAAAAACCTGAAAAAGAAGTTCGTCGGCGGCATCAAGGCGCAAGGCGTCATTGACTTGGCGCTCGCTGACGACACTGAGCGCGCAAATTCTCAGATTCGGATGGCGGTACCGGCGTCGTATCGCGGGAACCTCTTTCACTTCATCACGAACGCCGGGCCGGGTTCGGAAGTGTCGCGCCACCATGTGAACGTGGAGTTCCTGGACTTCGAGGCGGCCGTGGGCGCATCGAGCAATGACCCGCGCCGCATTGGCAAGTCCGTTGCCAACGGCCGGCTACGCTTCGATTGTGACTGCGGGCGGCATACATTCTGGTATCGCTACATCGCGACTATTGGCAAATACAACTACGGACGGGCGGAAACGGGCTACCCGAAAATCCGCAATCCGCGTCTGGTCGGCGTTGCCTGCAAACACGCGCTGCGCGTCATGCAAGTCATCCTCAAGGACGCGGCGGTTCATACAAAAATCGCCGGGCAAGTATTGAAGGCGCGGGAAGTCCTCGATTCGCGCCTGCTGAAAACCGAGCGCGCGAAGGTCGGCGAACTGCGCGAACACGCCGCCGTGCAAACCGCCAAGCACAAGAACAGCACGAATATCCGCACCACGGCGCAGAAGAAAAAGACGGCGGCCGTGCGCAAGGCCAGCATTGAAATGAAAGCGATCGCGGCGGGCAAGGCAGTACTCACGCCGACCGCGCGCAAGGCGGCGAACGCAGCAAAGACGCTCTTGAGCCTCGGCGCCATCACGCAAGAACAATTCAACACCATTGTGGCTAACGCGAAATGATTTCGAATATCCCGCTCAAAATCTCGGCCGCCGCAAAGGCAGTTACGCGCCGGCATCCTATGTCGATGGACTGCGTGGTGTATCGCAAGGTTTTCACGCGGGTAGCGCCTGACGGATCCACGCTTGGCGGCGCGGCCACCTTGGGCGGCCTCGGCGTGCTCACGCCCGAAGATGAACCGGAATACACGTACCAAAAGGTCGGCACGGGCCGAATCCTGATCACGAGCAAGTTTGAGGGGAATATCGAGTCAACCGACCGGCTCGACTCGTACGTGCCGGAAGTCGCGATGCAAGAATCGCAGATTGAGCCGGACGAAGATTCGAATTTTCATCCGAAGAAATACGATCTAGTGGGCGCGATGCCGGGCGGCGGCGTGTTGATCGGGTTCGAGATTGTGAGCGTTCCGACAACCGTCGCGATCTACCCGTACACGCAAAAGTACATCATTGCGCCGCGCGATGAACTGAGCAACGTCGGACCGTGGGAAGCGCCCGACGCATGATCATCGCTTGGATTTTGGCGCGACTGGCGCAGCGAACGCCACGAGTGCGGCGCTGATCACGTCAGTTTTTGATGCACCGCCCGCCCTCAGTTGCGCCAATGCCGCGCTGGCTTCCGCGCTGATCCATGCGGTAACCCGCTCCTCACCCTTCGCGCGCTTCTCGGCATCCGATTTCGAGCGGCGCGTGGCCGTTTCCATTGGGCCGGTCTTGAGTAGTGACGGACGTCCCATCTGTTCCTTTCCTGAAATTAAGCTGTGATCAGCCGCAAGTCGGCTTCCTGATAGTCGCACGCTTCAAACACCACATTCACGACAGCGCGCCCGTGGCGGTCGTAATGCGCGACGTA